TAATATAAAAGCTTCTCTTTCTGTGGACATGCCTGTTACTGCAGCTTCAATAGCCATGTTGTGGCGCATTCCAGGGGTGTCAGAGTGCTTGCTTCTATACCCTTGGGTTATAGCTGTCGTTAGCTCTGCTTTCAAACGTCCGCGTTTTTTGGGGTCTTTCTCTTTATTGAAAGCTTCCATTTTATCGTAAAAACCTTCAAACTGTTTAAGCTTCTCGAAAGGGACGTCGTGCTTAGTCATCGCCGCGGCATCCTTAAGTGCGCCTTGAGGAACCATACTTATAGTGGCTAACATACCATCCACATAACCCACCTCATCACGGCGGTATGATTCTGCTTTTTCCCGCCAATCAGGTTCGAGCTCAATCCCATCTCCTGCCGCTATATGCTCAATGAACTCAGCTTGTTTGTCACGAACTATATTTACAGCCTCATGGTCTAAGGTACGTAATTTACTTAAACTTCTTTTACCAGTCTCTACCCATTTACCCCCACCATCATCTTTAACGCTTGCGCGAAAACATGCTGGGTTTTCATTGCTACGAGTGCCTTGCATGTCGTATTGTTTGTTAACAACTAGGTTAGCGTACGTCGCTTCAGCATTTCCTTTAGGGCACTCAGCCTCTACATCTGCATTAACAATGGTGTCGTCTAAGATACCTGCGCCTTTATCCCCTACTTTTTTATAAGCGAAGTTTGCGGGGAGGTTTTTTACTACATTTTTCCAATTTCGTAAGTTCCTGCTGATGAGCCATAGAAGCGCTTTCTTTTGGTCGGGAGTCTCTCCAAACTCTTCGGCAATATCGTCTACCAATTGCATAGACCCTTCCTCTGCCATACTTGCCACTTCCAGGTTGTCAATGTCTCCTGCACCTTTTGCCTCGGCTACCTGCAAAAAAAGTTTAGTGTTATGCTTCTTCCCCATCTCAGATACCATTTGTTGGTATAGCTCAGCAAACTTTTTATCATCCTCTTCAACAAACATGGCATGCGCTAACGCCGCGTAATACTCATTCATCTCTCCGTTTATCGCGTTGAACTGGTTGGCTGCGGCGCTTGCGAGTCTTCCTCGTGGCACTAAGGCTTTCTTTTTAGGTTCACCCTTATCATCCTCTCCTACCGTGCACTCCATATCATCTAACCCGTCCATCTGTTGGTATATGGGCGAGTTCTGTGTACCGAGCTTTAGCCCGTAAACATCCCCCCCACTATCCAACTGGTCGCCTCCAATAGCGCCAAGCTCACCTCCGCAGTCACTGCCTCCCTTCATATAAACCCCTCTACTTTCCCCAGTACCGCGGAGCCTTACACAGTTCATTAAAAAGTCTCGGTCGGACTCCGGGAGATTGTCACAACCATCAATAATTTTATTTTTTAATTGGTACGCCAGACCCATAGCTCTGTTTGCAGCGTCGGTTAGGTCTTGCGCAGCGCCCTCAATTTCTTGAGGAGTTGAGTCTCTGTATCCAAAAGCTTCGGCAGCCGCCTTGAAGAGCAAAGTTCTTGCTCCTAGACCTCTCATTTGGCGTTGAAAAGCTTTAACCCACTTTGTTACGTCTGGTCCTTCAATACCGAGGGCTTTAAGTGCTTTAGATTGTGTTTCGATTCCAGAAAATGACTGTTCCTCTAGCCACGGTTTTGCCGCTTCTTGGTCGATAGCAGGAGCCTCCAAATCTAGGGGGGGAGGTGTTAGGTCACCTGTATCGGCACCATCGCCTCCGTCCGTTTTATCTGCTGCTGTAACGTCTTTGCCAGCCTCATACTCAGCAAGCATTGCCTCCCACTCAGGTTTAGTAAATCTAACGGCTCCCTTAAACGGATTCCAGCCGGAGCTTCTATAAGCTACCATTTGTACAGGCTTTAGCTTTGCGCCTCCTGTGTACTCATAGGCTTGCTCTCCCGGATTTGCTAGAGCGTCTTCGCCAGCCTGCTTTGCACCTGTCACCTCTTTCCCATCAGCACTTTTCGTGTTTGCAATTAGTTGGGGTTTAATAACACCTCCCGGCAACGGGTTAGGTGCAAAGTTAGCTAACATCTTCACAATCTCCTTCGCATTGGCTGTGTTAGCCCCTTCTGCTAAAGTCCCTCCGGACTCTTCGTATGCATTCAAAAATGATTCGTAATTTCCCATGTTATATTAAAGTAGGCTTCCCTAGTTATTTACCAGAGAAGCCTACAAAAACTTTTAATTAAACTTAAGATACAGCTACTGGGGACATTACTGAATCGATATCGGAGGTTTCAGTGAACTGAACCGCGAAGTCGTAACGTAGAGTCATTTCAATAGTGTGAAAGTCGTTAGTGGAGTAATTGAATTCTCCGAGCTTCCAGCCTTTCGGGTAGCAACCGTAAAGATTTACGTGCGTAACAGGATTACGATGCGGGTCTAGTTGCCAAATCGTAACAGTACGCTTGAAGATAGGAGCCTCAGTAATACCCGCAAGACCTTCAGGGCTTGGGTTCACATCACTTGTTCCGTTACCTAAACCACCGTAATGGATTCCATATACAGGGTCATAAACACTTCTCATCCATGCAAATAGAGCATCTGCTACATCACCTTTAATGAGGTTGTCAAAAGTTACCGTAATCTCATCAGGAGTGGGCTTACCAGGGTAGTAGAACTTTTCATTTACACGATGAACTTCAATGTCTTCAACAGTGAATCCAGGTTGCGTAACTTGTTTAGCCGCAAGGGTTAACCTTGACTGGTCGTTCATGCCAGGGACGTTGCTTAACGCGCCTGCGAATCTAGGGATATGGATTTCCCATGCGTATGCACGGAAAGATTCCAAAGCGTGAGAGAGACGAGGAGAATCAGCGATTAACTCTGCTGCTCGTTCTACGTAATATTTGCCGTCTGCCATTTAATTTTTACCTCAGTAGTATATAGTTGTTACACTGAAGCTGATTGATTTGTCAAGTTTAGTTCGAATACCAGTATTTCAGCGGTCTTCGTAGGCTTGAGGATAATCTTGCACCAGAGTTCGTTGCGGTCAACGCGAAGGGGTGTGTTGGTAGTAGCGTCACATACAGTTTGGAAGGCGACAATACCACGTCTTTGTTGGATATCTGCTAAAGCGGGATTAATAACGCTTCTTATAGACTCCCATGTTACCGGGTCGTTAGGCTCGAATACGAACCTACGAGTAGATTGAAGAACCATACGGCGTAGGAAAATCATCAGACGACGAACGTTAATGCGGTCCAGAGCTGTAGGGGCTCTTTGCCCTGTACGTTGCCCGTAGATAACAATACCATCAGTGTTGAACTTAGTGATTGGGTTGACAATATTGCCTGGACCATAAAGAGCATCTCTATCGCCTTGGTTTAGCTTAACCTCAACATCAATTGGTTGAGTTAGGCGACCTCGACTAAGTCCAGCTGGAGCGAACCATGGGTCTGCTACTTCATCAGTAAAACACATTTGCCCAATCGCGTAAATCGATGGGTCATACCATCTGTCTGCACCTGTATAGGCATCAAACTGTTTTACCCACGGCCAATATACTGCAGCGTAACTACTGTTAATAGAAGCAGTTCTGCCGTCTGCATTACCGTTTGACCACTCAATAGCTTGTTGTGCGTTTCCAAATCCTACAGGAGGGGAGACCACCGCTAAAAAGTTTTGTGTGCGTTCGGCTAAGGAGATAAGGGCGTTCTGAACGCTTTGGTTCGTTACTCCCGGAACAGAAGCCATCGTTACAGGGGTATCCTCACTATCCAAGGCATTAAGACCTGTTTTAGCACCCGTAGTACCGATTAAAGCGGCAGTTATCAAGGTGTTTGACATGTTTCCTCCATAACTTCCAGCGTCTCCGTTAAGACCGCCTTTGGATTCAAGGGAAGCTTCTTGAAGGGTTATACACCTCCAGTTTTTTGCTACCTCTGCGCCAACACTGCCTGGTGTAGCGGCGCCGCCAACCCAAGGGGCTGTAAGAGCCATCACCCCTCCGAAAGAGGTGGGTACTGTAAAGGGGCTTAATCCTGAGACAGTAGCGGAGAATGCTGTGCTGTTAGAGTCGATAGCTTTCGAGAATGTAGCACTGTCGAAGGTGTGAAAGTTGCCTTTCACGTAATCGGATACAGTGTTTACTAGCCCTCGTGTTAGGACATCTTCGGGGTAAAGACTGATGTTCGTTGTTGTGTCAGTTGGTTTAGCCATTGCCATGGTGTACGATTCTTCCGTACCCCCATCTGACTGTATGTTGAGTTCGAATCTACCGTCATTATTAGTTTGGGTAAGAACGTATTTCAATCCTCTATATTGAAGACCTGCAGCGTAATTAACTGCTGAGTAGTTATAACCTAACCCTGGGTAAAGTGACCCAATCTGGTAACCTCCTTGGCTTCCCGATAAAGACATCGTAGAGCCACTAGGAGCGTTCTCGCTACGTATAAGAAGGCTTGATAAACCTACAGTGCCAGCTCCTGAAGGATTTTTTAGGAAGTTATCTTCTGGACCACCTACTCCCGCCCAAACACATAACGTGCTAGACGCTGCTAATTGAGCCGCAGCTCCGCCGTCGTTTGCACGGATAGCCGTGTCTGCTGAGATGAATGTTAAGTCAGTAACATCAATTGGGGTACCAGATAGGAAATTTCCTGTGTACGCTACGCCTGATGCGAAGAAAGTTTTTGCGGTAAAGGACGCGGAGTTTGTAATAGAACCTCCTGCCTCTCGACCTACTACCATACCACTAGCAGCTCCATATCCGCTAGGGATATATTGGAGTTGTCCTTGTGCAGGGTCAAACGCTTGCCCAAAACCCGCAACGAAAGCGTTATGCCAATCAGTGTTAGTCCAACTACCAGCTGGAGTTGTTGGGTATATAGAACCACCTGCAGTAGCGGAAACGTAAGGACGGTCACGATAAACAAAAACAGAAGTTTCAGGACCTAGCTCAGTACCAGCTTTATCGAAGGCTTGTAAATCAAAACGATATACAAAAGAATTGTTCATAGAACCAATGTTTACTGCTGCGTGGGGGGCTGAAGCTAAAGTAAATACGTTGTTAGATGATTTAGCTGACGCGGTTGCGGCTCTTACATAGTATACTTGGTTAGTTTTTTGAAGAACGTGTAAAGCACCAAAAATACCTTGACCACCTGTAACTAAATCGGGAGTACCAAAAGTACGGATTAAGTCAGCTGGAGAAGTGAGCAGCGTTGGTGTGTTAACAGGACCGCGTGACGCGAAACCTACTAAACCAACTACGGACGGGTTGACTGAAGGGGCGTAATCAGATACGTCCTTTTCAATCGTGTATACACCTGGGGAAACGAAATTTGCCATTTTTTACCTTATATTATCTGAAGAAGCTGTCTGTTAAAGAGTTCCTTTACCGTAGGGGTTAAGGATTTTTCTGGTACAGAGATGGATTTCCCTGCAGTTAGACATATATGCTCGTATAGACGCCCTGCCTTTAGAATAATTTCTAAATCTTGACCTGCTACGTTTGTGATTATTCTATTTTTATTAACCATGTGGACTTCCTCTATGATTATTTAGAGGGGTGGCAACGCGAAAACGTATTTATTTCCCTGATTTTGCTGTCTAGCTAGAGCTAGGGAAGGCGGGACCTGAAGGGGCGTACACAACCAAATCTTCTGTTGCTTTTTGTGTTGGAGGACCAGCACTAGTATTAAAGGGTATTCCAGGGTCTACACTGGTCTCGTAATGCATCTCTCTAATCTCCCCATTAGATTGAATCATATACTGACGCGTGGGCATATATGTTTCCACATTAAAGGTAACGGTTTTTTTAATTATTCTATCTTCCCTATCGCCTACTGTTAAGGTAGAATTATCTCCTACAGCTGTTATAAAGGCGCATGCATTAATCATAAAATTAGTCTCTACCCTTAGATGAGGGCGAAACTTTTGCATAACGTACTCTAGCAGCTGATTCATATCCTCAACGTAACGCGTCCATAGATGCAATTGATAAGATACATTAACTGCTACAGGGGCTAAGGATGCTATACGAGTAAATCTATTTCTTTTGTGGTCCTTTACCGTCCAGTACTCGATATCATAATTAGGTCTACGGCGTTTAGCGTCCTGCTCGGTATCACTAATTGCAAGGGTTATAACTGGTAAAGTTAAGTTCCTGGT